TTGACAAAAAGACCGATCAGTGTCGAATAATCTGTTTCGTTGTTAGTCGATACCTGCGTTTCGCGCAATCTAATCAGAACGTTGTTGATGAGCTGTAGATAAGTCATTTCTTATTCCTTGCGCTAATTGCCTTGGCCTTGGCTTTGGCGTCAGCCTTGGACGATGCCCCCCACGCATTCAAACTCAACAGCAACCTGGTCGGTTCACCGTCTTTGTATTCAGGGCCGGGATTGCCCGCCATTCGCGCTAGGAACGATGCCCTGCGCGGGTTGTCACCAGACTTCACCGGCGCTTTGATGTCTTGACCAGCGGCCTTCAGGCTGGCTCTACCGGCAGCATTCAGCCCGCCTTTGGGATTCTGTCCTTCCTTGCGCTGCCATGCAGGGGTTTTCATCTGTAAGCCTTTACCTTTGCTGCTATCTTTTTGGGCTGTTTAGAAAACTGCTTTCCCGCTTTCGTAGCCTCTCGTTTTGCCTTTGTGGTCGCCGCATACTCACCCGAAGTCAGGGATTTAATAGCCTTGGCAGGCAGATAGCGTTCGCCTGTCTCTGACGATGGCTTGCCCGACTTAGTGCGCCAGTCTTGGCTAGACCAATCTTTAAGGCTTTTCTGCGGGTCTTTCATTTTTTCTTTGGCAGTGTATGCGTCAGATTCTTGCTTTGAGCAGTGTGTTTAGCGCCAGTCATCAAAGTGGAGCCGACCTTGTGCGTTGCGCCTGTATACGGTTTGCCGCTTGGCAGATAGTGAGTTTTGGTTTTGCTCATGTCTTGTAACCTCCACCTTTAGCTTTATATTGAACAGCCAGCAATTGTGCTTTTCTAGCCGACCATTCACCAGGATCACCGCCTTTTGTTCCTGCTTTAATGCTCTCAAACAAAGCCTTCCGCATAGTCGGCTTGGTATAGTTCCCGGCTTCGTTGACTTTGCTTTTAGCTTTCATTTCTTCTTCCGCGATTCTGACAAAGCAATTGCAATAGCTTGCTTTGGGTCTTTGACAACCTTTTTATTAGTGGTCAATTTACCAGCGCCAAACTCTTTCATCACCTTGCTAATCTTCTTTTGGGCTAGAGTTTTCATATCAGCTCAGTATTAGGATCAAGCTGGAAGGTTGACATTACTTGCCTCGCTTGGCTTTGGTTTCCATTTTGGTAGCGGTGCTTTTGCCATTCTTGGGCATAGCCTTTGGCTTGCCGACCGCAATCATAATTGCTACAGGCATGGCTTTTTTCTGAGACATTTTAGGTGCTTTACCGTACATTTTATTAACTCCTAAATTGTAAACTTGCGAGGCCGCCCTCTCTTTTTAGAAGGTGCAATCATGGGCAGAGGTTTTATTTCTGGAGACTCTGGCTTCTCATCAACTACATCAACTCTTACGTATCCTGCATGACCACGCATCGAATCAATGTCATACGGCTGCGTAAAAGTTACGGTATTACCAGACTGCAAACAACGAAAAGTTGCCATTTTTTTACCTCACAAAAGGAGGGCCGAAGCCCCCCGATTGTTTATACAAGACGAACAACAACACATTTAACGGTAGTGCTTGCCAAGTCCAACGTGCCGCCAGATTCGTTTTGGAAACGAATTGACACCACATCTGCGGCGCTGACATACGGAGTTATGCTAATACCAGAAACATCAACACCCATACTAATATTCATCACAATGTCACCAAGAGCAACACCGGGAACGGCAATGGTGTTTGTTTCCCCGGCTCCATCAGCCAAAGACGATGCGTTAAGCGTTGCCTTAACCGACCAGGTATCGGAAAACAGACCCCGAAATTGGTCATTGCCACGCCGCGCAGTAATTGCAGTTGCTGCAGCCATAATTTAACTCCTTGAAAGAATACCCCCCATTTCTGAGGGGAGTTGGTTTAGGCCGGAACAACCAGAGCAAACAGCGAAGCAGACTTAGCCGCGCCGACAGTCCCTGCAACACGCAAACCGGCAACACCATACAGCGTGTCACTGGTAAACAGCGTCGAGAGATAGTCTTGCTTGTACTGGATTTGCGAACGAATACCGATTTGCTCGACCAGCACCATGGAATCACGGTGTCCCATCAAACACACCCGCGCAGCAGCCGAACCAGAGGTTGTGTCTGCGTTGCTGGTGGTAAAGACCGGGATGCCGTACAGGTTGCCGATTTCGCCGTTGCGGATCGCATTGCCATTCCCAACAAACGCTTGCTCAGTGTAACGGGCAAGACCCATCAGCGTGTTACGGCTGGAAGGAGGAATAACAAAGAAACGCTGATCCATCGAAGTGTCGTTATCGTCCAGACGCTGAATGGTGCGACGAATGGCCGCATCAGTCAGTGCGCTTTCGTTGTTGCTCGCCGCAACGTAAGCGGTCGTGCCATCGCCGCCGATGAAAGCACCAGTGGCATAAGCATTGGTGCCAGCGCCGCCGTTGGACGAACGACCAACGTTAATCAAGTCGCTATCAACAGCGCGGCTCAAAGCATAACCAGCGTCAGCAGTGTAGAACTGGCGCATAGAGGCCAGAGCTTGTGCTTCCGTGATGTCCTCGATGAAACGGCTGTATTCAAAGTGCCGATTGATAGAAACTTGCACTTCGGACTCGGTATCGGCAATCAGCGTTACTGCGGTTGACGATGCCTTTAGCGAAGCAGAACCACGGGTCGGTGCGGGGATGTGGATCACATCGCCTTTTTTGCCCTTGAAATTCATCTTCATAACAAGGTTCGCCATCACAAGATTTTTCTTGTAAGCGGCGATGATCTCGTCAGACCAAATCTCAGGGATAAAGGTTGCTGCGGTGGTATTAGTTACTTGCGGGGTAGGATATGCCATTTGTAATTCTCCAAAAAGGGTAAGTTATCGAACCCTTCCTTCTGCGTACGCTGAGAGGATTTCATCGTTCAGCGAATCGTATCGGGAAGGATCATTCATCTTGAGCCGTATCAGGTCTGCCCTGCGGTAAACTCGTTTGGTACTTTCGCCACTTCCACCTATATCTACTTGTGCGGCTTTCATGCTCTTTGCCCTAGTCGCGTCAGACGCTTTTTCGGACTGCTGAGCTTTTACACCACGCAATTCCTTGTAGGTGGACAGCAATTCATTTGCCGAATCGTAATCAAAGTCGCCATAAGCTTTTGCATAAAGTCCCAGTCGAATGGGCGAGAGTTTCACCCAGTCTTGGAACCCTGTTTCATTCACGATCTGACTGAAATCAGGATGCTCTTTTGACAGCTTCTGTTGAATCTGCATCTTTTTAAAATCTTGCCCAGCTTGCCGAGCAGCAAGAACATCTGGATGCTTGTCGATCGTTGCCTGAACCGCCTTTTGCGGATTCTCAAAAAAGTCTACTTCCGGCTCTGCTTCTGTAGGTTGTTGCTTTGAACTAAGGTTTTGCTTGAGCAACTCGTCAGCTAATCGTCTGACTTCATCAAATTCCTGGCCTTGCTTGCCAATCTGCTTCTCAGCCTCTTGGTGCATCCGCACAACTTCCTCTAAACTTTTATCCTGATATTTCGCAGGAAGTTCAGGTTTTGCGGAAAGCTCAGATTTTTGCTCTTCTACTTCGAGTTCGCCTAGCGCCTCTTGTTCTTTGTCAATCAACATACGTTTTTACCTTTCTAGTAGGAGAATAACTCGGCAAAGTTGCTTATGAGTTAGATTCTTTATCCCAACTTGGGGTTTAAATAATCAACGCTTACGCGCTGGCCTTGCGTTCTGCTTTCAGCTTTTCACGATGAATCCGGTCAAATCTGCCGTGGGCAGAGGGAAAATGGCCAGACCACCCTTCTAAGCTAATCGCTGCTGCACTAATGATGCGCCGAGATTGCCCACCGCACCAACACGGTAAATCCTTGACTTCGTAAGCCTCCAGACTTTCCGTTAAATGCCCGCTTTCGCAGACAAATTCATACATTCTTCTCATTTAACTCCTCGTATGCCTGCTCGCTGACACCTCTAAGGTTTTTCAGCCAAATCAGTATAGACATCTCGCCTCGTCTAAAATGCAAAGTCTTTTCGTCTGTAATTGAACCAATGTTATTGAGGGAATCTATCATACTTTCAATGTCGATAGTCAAATCCTTCCAGCCAGTGCTTCCCATCATTGCAAAGCGTTCTTCGTAGTACTTTTGAAGCTCTTTGTCCATCACAAGCCTAATGCCTTTTTAAGTGCAGCAAGGTCATCAGGGCTTGCAAGGATTTGTTCTGCAAGAGTTTTTACTGGCGGCATGACCATAGGCTCAACAGGAGGTGTCGTATCTATAAACGCGCCATCCTCATATAGCCATCCGGGGCTTACTCTGTCAGCTTGCACAGCCATATAACCGTCGTCAAATCCCGGTGGCGGTGTAGTGGGCTGAGAGTCGTATTCGATGATGTTAACGACAACACCAGAATTGATAATTGCGTAGGTTTGCATTTTAATAAGACTCCGTTACGATGATCACGCCGCTAGTTCCCGCAGTCCCTACAGTAACCCCCGCCCCTGCCGCCCCCGCCGCGCCTATGGCGTAAGAATACGTAGCTGCTGGGGAGGAAATCAATTTTTCAACGTAGCCACC